GCGTGGCCAACTGCTGGGCAATGGAATCACTTTGCGTTGGTAAGAAACGGAACAACACTAACGCTGTACATCAACGGCGCGGTAGCGCAGTCAGTAACAAACTCGACCGATTTTTCTACGGGCACTTTGACTGTTGGTGGCGAAAGCGCAAGCAACCCGTTATTGGGCTACATTTCCAACTTCCGTATTGTCAAAGGCACAGCCGTCTACACCGGCCCGTTTGTTCCCCCCGCTGCCCCAGTAACAGCAGTCACCAACACCCAGTTGCTGCTCAACGGAACCAACGCGGGCATTTTTGACAACACAGCGGTCAACAACTTGGAGACAGCAGGCAGCGCCCAGGTCAGCACCAGCGTCGTCAAGTACGGCACGGGGTCGATGTACTTTAACGGCGTTTCTGGCTCTTATATAAAAATACCAAGCACACCAAATTTAACTTTGGGTTCTGGAGACTGGACAATTGAGTGCTGGGCATACTATGCTGCTATTGGTGGCGCAGGTAACGGAACTCTGTACGAGCAGCGCGATGGCACAAACACAGCGGTGCCGTTGATTTATTTAAGCGGCAGCACGTTGATTTACTATACAGGTGGTGCGGCTCGCATTACTGGTGGAACCATGTCCACCGGGCAGTGGTATCACATTGCCGTGTGCAGAGCCTCCGGCAGTACAAGGATGTTCGTAAACGGAACTCAAGTCGGCTCTACATACGCGGACTCGACAACGTACGTCCAAACCCCTGTGTTCTTAGGCAGCGACTACAACGGCACTAGCAACCTTCTTAATGGCTATATTGACGACATGCGCGTCACCAAAGGCTATGCACGTTACACCGCCAACTTCACCCCGCCAGCAGCGGCGTTCCCCAACTTCTGAGGTAGACCATGCTAGTAGCTGAAGTTATTGACGGGGTTGTGACCAAAGTGGCCGATTGCCGGGAGCTGTGCGAGTGGTACCCCCCAACGGACGAGCAGCTGAGTGACCGCAACCTGGTTCGCGTAAACCTGTTCCGAGAGTATGATAGCGAGACGCAGCGCCTTGTGCCCTGCGATCCCGTGCTGGAGGGTGACTGGGTGTACATGGTCGCCGTGGAGGACATTGAATGACAAACGCAGCAAACCTGGCGACTACAGGAGCTTTGGTCAACAGTTCCGGCCAGGTTCCTTTGGCGACCGGGGTAAGTGGCAACCTGCCGGTAACTAACCTGAACAGCGGGACCAGCGCGTCGGTGTCCACATTTTGGCGCGGGGACGGCACCTGGGCTGCGGGTGTTTCTGGGCCTACTGGCCCGACCGGACCGACCGGACCGACCGGTCCGACAGGGCTTGGCTACGCTGGGCTGACATCAACCACATCAATTTCTATTGGGCTTTCATCAAAGACTTTTACGGTTAATCAAGCGCAAGGCACAAACGCTTTTGTTGTTGGTCAATATGTTCGTGCCTTTGGCGCGACAACAACCAACTTTATAGCCGGTCGAATTACGGCTTACACCGGAACGTCATTGACAATAAGCCCGGATTACACTGGTGGCTCTGGTACATTTGCATCTTGGACAATTACGGATACTGGTTCGCAAGGCGCTACCGGTCCTACCGGCCCAACCGGACCCACGGGGCCGACCGGCCCCACCGGTCCTTCTACGGCTATTAACGCAACGGCTAGTACAGGCGCTACAGTTCAATATGTAGTTGGTGTGGCGGCTGCGGGGTCTAACCAAACGCCTATTGTCTCGACGACATCAGCGGTAACTTTTACTCCTAGTACTGGCGCTTTGACGGCTGTTTCTCACGTGTCCAGCTCCGATGAGCGGTTGAAAACCAACTGGCGTGATCTGCCTCCTGACTTCTTGGCGCTGCTGGCTCAGGTAAAACACGGTGTTTTTGACCGTATTGATAGTGGAAATACGCAGGTTGGTGTTAGCGCACAGTCCTTGCAGTCCGTGTTGGCGCAGTCGGTTGTTCCTGGAGACAAGGGCTATCTGACGGTAGACTACGGCCCAGCAGCGTTGGTCGCTTGTATTCAGCTGGCCCAGCGTGTTCTTGACCTTGAGAAAAAACTGGAAGAACGTAATTGAGTCACCTCCCAATCTGGTACATGGGCTCCGTGCCCGAGGACATCTGCGACAAGGCGGTAGAGGACTTTTCCTCCTTGCCGAGCAAAGACGCCACCATGGGGGCTGACGGCGAGACTCGGGACAACGTCCACCGCAATACTACCGTTCGGTTTGCTGGCCCCAACCATTGGTTTGATAACTATCTAGTCCAGACAGCTTTTGCCGGTAATCAGGCTTGCAGGTGGGAATTCCACGTCACGGACAACGAGAACATCCAGTTTGCCGAGTATGGGCCGGAGCAGCACTACCACTGGCATGTAGACGTTTTTCCCCTATCTGGTCTGCCCTTGGACCGGAAGATGACGGTGGTCTGTTTGTTGAATGATCCTGCCGAATTCACTGGCGGAGAGTTCCAGATTCGGCTATATTCCGAGTACACCGCTCCGCTGGTCAAGGGGTCAGTGATTGCGTTTCCATCGTTTTTGGAGCATCGTGTGGTGCCGGTTACGTCAGGAGTGCGTAAGTCGGCAACAATGTGGCTGCGAGGCCCCCGTTTTCGATAAGGACACAATATGTCTACATACTCTCCTGATCTACGGATCGAGCTGATCGCCAACGGCGCCCAACCGGGAACCTGGGGCACAACAACCAACAACACGTTGTCGTATGTTATTGATCCCGCCATTACGGGTTTCCAGACTGTGTCCGTTACTAGCGCCAATCAGGCGCTTACTTATGTCAGCGGGTCTACGGCAACGGCGTCAGCCAACCAGGCTGTCTACGCTTCGCTGGCATTCACGACTACAACGGCAGCCAGCTTTGCCGTGTACGCACCGCCTAACCCCAAGCAGTACATAATTTGGAACAACAGTTCTTACACGCTGACCATCTACAACAGCTCGGTCATTGGCAACACGACTGCTGCCGGAACCGGGGTGGCTATCCCTGCTAGTAAAAAAGTCCAGGTGTTCAGCGACGGCACCAACTTCTACGCAGTGGATGCTGCAAATCTGACTGGCACGCTGGCAGTGGTGAATGGCGGTACGGGAGCTACAACGGCTTCTGGTGCGCGTACAAACTTAGGCTTGGCAATTGGTACCGACGTGCCGTCTCCTACAGGAACTGGGGCTTCTGGTACGTGGTCAATCAGCATCAACGGCAATGCAGCAACGGCAACAAGCGCCACATCCGCGACTAACGCGACCAACGCGGCCAACGTGACGACCACCAACTTTACGATTACCGAGTCTGGTGGTAACCTGTTATTCAAATACGGGGCAACAACGATTGCCTCAATTACTTCTGCTGGCGTGTTTACTACGCTGAGCGATCAAATTGCCGGTGGCACACCGTAATCAAGGAGCAATGACATGCCTATCACCGTAAGCGGAACGTCTATTACGTTCAACGATGCAACAGTTCAAACTACCGCAGCAACAGGTGGGTTCAGCGGAGCTACAACCAACGCGATCAGTTCTAGCCCTATTACGCTGACCAATACCTCTTCGCAGTATCAAGTTGCGCAGATCAGCAGTTTTACCAACAGCTATGTCACGTTACCTAACGCAACGACAATGGCTTCTGCGGGTTCTGACCCGTTTGTAATTGAAAACCGTTCGCCATACGGTGCAAACTTGGAGATTCGCAACGCAGCAGGCACGATCGTTGGTTATATTGGTATTGCGCAGATTGGTTTGATTCAGTTGAAAGACAAGTCAACATCTGCCGGTCAATGGGCTGTAGAGCTTGCAACCCCGCAAACGTTTCTTACTTATGATGCAAACAGCGTAGCATCCGCCACAAATACTCCAACAAATAATACTGATGCTGGTACTTCTGGAAATATTTATGGCATTGTTGGACTAACGTCAACTACTTTTGTTCGTTGGTGGGTAGTTTCGTCAGGATCTGGATTCAACTCACTTATGTACACGCAGGTAGGTACAATTTCTGGTAGCACAATTTCACTTGGCGCTATTCAAAATACTACCATTATTTCAAGTATGGGTACAAGCGGTGCAGGAGCCGCATGTATACATGCTATACGCCTTAGTAATACAGCGTACGCAGTTATGGCAAAGGCCGCAAATTTTACTTCTGGAGGTTGCTGCGCCGCAACTTATTACGGTCGTTCTGCTATTGCGGTCCATACCGTGTCTGGCACTACAGTTACTTTTGGTACACCTTCATCCGCTAGTATGCCGCAATATGGCGGGGGCCCAGTTGGACCAAACCAAACAACCGGTGTTTTGTTGAACGGTGTCTTAACACGTATATCAGACACGGCGTTTGCTATTTTTTATAACAGCTCACTCTCCAATACTTACACACCTCCGTACAATTTTGCCGGGTCACTGTCGTGTCAGATAGTGAGCGTAAGCGGGACCACGATGACCATTGGAACTGCCGCCACTTTAGGCACTAGTACATATACACAGGCTATTTCCGCCGTCGCCCTATCTGCTACGTCTTTAGCGCTGTGTTATGCACAAGCAACTGCGACTGGTGGAAGTGTAGGTAGAAGCAAGTTGGTCATTATTTCTGTGTCGGGTAGTGCGGCTACATTTAATACGCCTGTGACTTGCGAAACCGCAGATGTTAATTGCTTCACATCTTCTTTTCCATTTGATGCTGCTGTTGCCCCATCTGCCACACAGTTTATTTTTTCTACCGCTTACAGTGTTGGAGAAGCCTCTGTGTCTGGTACTGTTCCAACATTTAACACGTTCCCTCTCGGTAGTACGCCACGATGGCCTATGTATTTGTGTACGTCATCTAAGGTTTTAGTTGCTGGTGGTGCTGGCGGTACTGGTTACGGTAGTGCGTACTTAACAGTGTCGGCTACAGGTGGTTTTATATATCAAGTACCTACCCAGGTACTGCAAAGCAATACATCAACCACCAGCGCAGCGCCAACAGCAGTTCTTGGTGCACAACCGACTACAGCGTTTGTGGCCTACAGGTCTATTGCTGGCGTTGGTTCTGGTGCCCCAACCTTTGGTATCGCAAATTCAACATTGATTCTGGGCAATACAACCTAAACGGAGAAACCTTATGAAATACGCTCAAGTTGATATTCGCCAACCAGCAAAATATATTTCTGGTTGGGTTGGTAATCAACCCATTTACACCGAAATCTCCAACGGGTCGTGCATTGTTGACGTGCAAGCCGTAACATACCCAGTTGGCGAGCCGTTGTTTTGGGTTGAGTGCGCTGACGATGTTCAACCGTGGACGTGGTATTACGATGCCGTGTCCCAGACCTGCATTGTGCTGCCGCCCCCTGCACCCAAGACCGCAGCAACTGATCAGCCCGTAGTTGACGGCGCTCAAACGCTGTGACCATTCAGGTAGCCCCCAAGCACTCCGTCAACTATGACGGGGCGCGGTTAAATATCTACCACGCCAACAAGGGCGAGGGGCTGCCACGACACGACCACTCTTACGCACATCTAACTATGTGCAGTGCCGGTAGCTGCGTGATTCGCAAGGAGGGCCGGGAAGTTGTTGTCACCAAAGACACACAACCAATTAACCTGGTAGGCGGTGAGTGGCACGAGATCGAGGCGTTGGAAGACGGGACGGTGTTTGTAAACGTGTTTGCTGAAGGAAAGCAATCCTGATGTGGACCCTGTCACTGCGTTCACGATGGTCTCTGGCGCTATCTCTGGTGTCAGAAAGTTGTGTGCGCTGGTCAAGGAAGCTCAGGCTGCTGGCAAAGAAGTAGCAGACCTGACCAGCCAAGTCACCCAGCATGTTGGCAAAGTACTTGAGCACACGCAGACGCTGAAGAAGGCGGAGCTAGAGGTCAAGAAGAACCCACCCAAGGACAAGTCCTTGCAGGTTCTGGCGTTTGAGGAGGTGGCTCGCAAGATGGAGCTGAAGCAGCAGTATGAGCAGCTTCGCAACATGATCATCTACGAGTTAGGTTTGCCTGGAGGGTTTTGG